ACTTGAAAAGAAACCTGCGGTTGTAATTGAGAAATTTGTAGTTATAAGTGCCACCTTAATTTTATCTGTATTAAAATCTATTGGATGTGTTCCATCCATTTGATTTTTGATAAACTGGTCACAAAAAATTACGCTAGCCATTTTTAAATTCCATTCGTATCAAAAGGGATTAGGCGATTGCCGAAGTCCCTATCTCTACGATTAGACTGTTGAGTTAATTCATTTTTATAAATTTCTATTTCGTTACGAATATCTTTTTTTCTATCTTCTATTCCATTCGAAAGACAATAATCATAAGCACAACCAAGTGATATAATTCTATGGTAATCTCCATTAAATCCTGGTTCTGTACTTGTATCAGTTACACCAAATTCTTTAATATCTCTTGAAACATATAATTTTAATCCTAATGCAGTAGTAACCCTATCTGCTGAAGGTGCTGGATAAAGATGTAAAGAAAAACCCCTAATATCATAATATTGAGGCATACCGTCTGTTTCCATAAATTCAGATAAAGCTATTCCTTTGATTTGTGATTGGTCTAATTGTTTTAGTTGTTGATAATTTCCATCTACATCTAAAACTTCAACTCTTTCAACTTCTTGGACTGTTGTATCTAAAGAATAATCTTGTTGACCTGCTACTAAAGTAGTAGTAGCTTCATTTAAATCAGTCCAATTGCTATCATCATATTCCCAAGTTCCTGATGATGCTTTTATCCAAGAGGTTACTCTACGATACCAATTATTAGCATTTCTTATGAACTGAACAATAGGATACTGAGATGTATCCGTTATACCTACTAAAGTTAATGTATCGTGATAAAGTGAATCAGCAGGATTATATAGTGTATTAATTTTCAAATTAGTTCCTTGTACTTATTAAATTTATATACTACTTATTTTTAAAAAAATCAAGTTGACAATTTATTTAATATATGTGTAAATTTAGTATCAATCAATTTAGCATTAGGAAGAACACAATGTCCTGCAATTTTTTTCATATTTGGTATTAAGTTTGGTTTTTTATACTCAGAATGCCCTAATCTTTCATAACCTTGATTATAATTATCAACCCATAAACTCCACATTTCAAATGGAACATTATATTTATTACATTGTCTTTTAATATCTTTAACAAATTCTATCTCTATCCCATAATGTGTAGTATCCATTAATTTCATTAATTCTGTAGTTTCACTTTTGTCTGTGATATATACTTTTATTCCAGCTCTTCTAAAATAATCTGCTATTTCTCCTGCTTGTTCTCCACCTAAAAATTTAGTAAATACTTTAAAACTTTCTTGTAAGTAAGGATGTATTCCTATAACTGGACTATGTATTGCACCACACTTTCTTGAAGTACCAACTGGAACAGTACTATGTATAACTGTATATTTTGGATTAAATAATTTCTGGTATCTTTTAACTTCTAATAAAAATTCGTCTGAATATGGAAAACAAATATGTAAAATTTCAAATTTATCTTTTAATTCTTTCATTTGTGGTTTACCAGAAGCTAAAATACCACCTATAACTTCAAAAAGTGATTTTCCTATTTCTCCGTCACCAATGATGATTGATTTGAACATTTTTCTTTTAAATTTTTAATAGTATTTAACATAGTATCAAAAGTTTTCCACATATGAAGTAAATCCATAGTTGTCCAATGAGAAGTTAAATTATCTGTATCAGCCCAAACAGAATAACCTAATTTTTTAGCTCTTCTACAAAAATTAAAATCCAATCCTTTAGTTTTGATACCTTCTGGGTCATAATCATTTCTAAATGGATGAGGTAAATTTTCTAATACTCTTCTGGCAATCATCATTACTCCACTTCCTATGGCATCACATTCAACTACACCCTGATTTAATCCAGTATCGATAACATCATATTTAAAGTCAGGTCTTTGTTTCATCATAAAAGGAACTATCATTTTATTAACAAACCCAAAACAAACTGTTCCAATAATATCTTTATCATAATCAGCCATGTCTAATATTCTATTTACATTTTCTGGAATACAATCTCCATCAAACATTAAAAGATAATCTGAATCTGTTTCTAAAAATCTTTTGCAAATATCGTTTCTATTATATGAAATAGGTTTCTTAGAAGGATATTCTATGCTCAATTTATATTTTCCTTGTTTGGAAAGTTTAAAAAGCATATCAGTTGTTTCTGGTCTGATACTCCCTTGATTAAGGATTGATATTGTTATATGTTTATTCTTCATATTTTTTTATTAATGCTGATGAACTCTGGATTTTTTCTCCAAGTCCATCAACAATTTTAATTCCTAATTTATCACAAATTTCTTTTTCTGGTATTTCACTATTAAACCTATCACCACCATTAGCAAATATCATTTCTCCATTTAAATCATTATTTTTTATATATTGATTATAAAAATATTCTAAACTTCTACAAACTGTTCTATCTTCATCAATACTTAAATAACAATATCCAATATCACTTAAAGCATTAATGACATCCATTCTTTCCATTTCTGGGACAATTATTCTTCCATACTTTAATAATTGTTGTTTATCATTATTAAGGATAATCACTAATTCATCTCCAAGTTTTCTTGCCTTTCTAAAACATTCTATATGTCCTTTGTGAAGCCATATAAAATAACCACTGACAAAGACAATCTTATTCTTTTCTATTTTATTAAATCTATGTTGCATAAAATTCTTTTATTTTATCACATATATATTTAACTTGTACTTCTGTTATATCTACAAAGGTGGGAAGATATAAACCATATTTTGAAATATCAGAAGCGTAAGAAACATTTTCTTCTCTATACATTGGTTGAATAGTCATTGGTTTGAAAAATAATCTACATTCAACCCCATTTTTTTCAAGAAATAATTTCAACTCGTCTCTTCCTTCTACCTGAATGTCAAACATCCAAAGTATATTTCTCTCTTTTGGTTTATAAACCCCAGGAGTGTTTTTTAAATATTTCATATACCATTCCTCTATCTGTTTTCTCTTTATAATAAATTCTTCTAATCTCTCAGTTTGAGCCAAAGCCACAGCACCTTGCAAATTTGTCATTCTAAAGTTGTACCCCAATTTAGGATGATAAAAAGTATGTCCTTCAGAAAAAGCCATTGACCTCAAATGTTTCATCTGCCAAGCTAAATTCTCGTTATTAGTTATACATATCCCACCTTCACCACTTGTAATGATTTTGTTGGCATAAAGTGAAAAACAAGCGACATCTCCTCTCACAGGCGTTGTAATAGCCTCACAGCTATCCTCCACCACCTTTAGGTTGTAATCCCTGGCTATCTCCAATATTCTATCCATATTGCAAACTCTCCCATAAATATGAACTGGAATTATCGCTTTAGTTCTGGGGGTTATTTTATCCTCAATCTCATTTACATCAATACAAAACCTCTCATCACAATCCACAAAGACTGGTTTCGCACCAAGATAACTTACTGCCCAAGCAGTAGCTATCATTGTAAAATCTGGGACAATTACTTCGTCTCCTTCCTTAATTCCAATAGAAGATAGTGCAAGAGTTAAAGCTGTTGTTCCAGAAGAACAAGCTACTCCAAATTTAGCTTTATGTTTTTTAGAAAATAATTCTTCAAATTTATTTATATAATTTCCTTGAGAAGAAATCTCATTTTCCTTTAAAGCATCCAAGACATATTTCTTTTCAAGTTTTCCTATTGAAGGTTGTGCAACTGGAATTTTATACATTAATTTTTTAAATCATGTTGTACCATAATCTTAACAAGTTCCTTAAAACTTGTTTTAGGTTTCCAACCTAATTTATTAAACGCATTCGTTGCATCTCCACAAAGATGTTCTGTTTCTGATGGTCTAAAATAATTTTCATCTATAATTACATAATCTTTCCAATCTAATTTAACTTGATTAAATGCTTCAGTTAAAAAATCTTTGATAGAATGCATTTCACCTGTAGCTATAATATAATCATCTGGTTTATCTTGTTGAAGCATAAGCCACATAGCTTCTGTATAATCTGGTGCATACCCCCAATCTCTCTGTGCGTCTATGTTTCCTAAATGTATCTTATCTTGTTTTCCTTTTAGAATATCTGAAATACCTATTGTTATTTTACGAGTTACAAAGTTTTTACCACGTCTCTCACTTTCATGATTAAACAATATTCCACAACAAATAAACATTCCATATGCTTTACGATATATATGACACATATAATGGGCAAATAGTTTTGAAGCAGAATAAGGTGATTGAGGGTCAAATGGAGTATTCTCATTTTGTGGTTCTTTTTCATTACCTGAAAACATTTCAGAAGTAGAAGCCTGATAAAACTTTACTTTTGGACAAACCATTCTTGTTGCTTCTAAAAGGTTTAGAACTCCTACTCCTGTTACTTGTGCAGTATAACAAGGTATCTCCCAAGATATACCTACGTGGCTCATAGCACCTAAGTTATAAATCTCATCTGGTTTAACTTCTTCTAATATACGAACTAAACTTGCATAATCAGTAAGGTCTCCATAATGTAATGTAAGTTTTCCTATATGGTCTATATTCTGTCTATCAAAAGTAGCTGACCTTTGTACAAGTCCGTGTACATCATATCCTTTTTCTATAAGTTGTTCAGCAAGATAAGAAGCATCTTGTCCTGTTGTACCTGTTATAAATGCTATTTTCATTTTGTTTTTTTTATGTTATACTAAATATAGTTACTTAACAATTAGGAAATATAGGAGGTGTAAAATGTATGATAATATTCCTGTTGGAGTAAATGCTATTATTGTAAGAAATGGTTTTGTTTTATTAGGTAAAAGGGGTAAAAATCCTAAAAAGGGTTATTGGTCAACTATAGGTGGATTTGTTAATATAGGTGAATCTTTAGAGGAAGCTCTAATACGTGAGATTAAGGAAGAAATTGATTGTAATGTTATTTCGTTAAAATATTTTTGTTCAACTCCTCAATTATATAATGGGAGACAAACTCTTGATGTATATTTCATTGTTGAAATTGATGGTAATCCATCATTATCTGATGAAGTAACAGAAGTTATATGGGTTGATAAACCTATAAAACCAATGTTTTCAAGAATAATGTCAAACATTATTATAAAAGTTTTAAGAACATAATGTGGTTAGACAACTAACCACTTTTTCTTTACTGTTTTCCCAACTAAATTGTTCTGCTATCTCATTAGACTTTTTGCTATCTTCTGTAATATCTTTGTTAGCCCATTCATCTATCTTATCTGCTATTACCTGTGGATTTACAAAGTTCATATCTATTATCCTATTTTCCAAAGCAGTCTGTATTGGTTTTTTTCCTTCTGATTCAAATAACCATTCTTTTGGTAAATGTACATTAAAAGGATAAAGATTAGTAGTTAATACAGGAATACCACAAGATAATGATTCCCAAATAGGTAAAGACAATGCTCCAAACATTTTAGGATAAATCATAATATCACCTTCTTTAAATAATTCTGTTCTATCTTTTGTATCACCTAATCTAACTTCTACTCTTGTGTCTTTTATTTCTGGTATCTGAACCTGTGAATGAATTATAAATTTAACATCTGACTTAACCAATGGTATTGCAGATAAAAGTGCGACTATACCATTCCTTCCTCCAACTCCTCCATGACCATTATTAAAAATAAAAGTATGAGCCTTCTCTCTTTGTTTAAATTTAAATAATTTTCTATCTATTGGATTTTGTATATATTGTGATTTAACTGGATAATATTTATAAATATCTTTTTCCATTAAAGAAGGACAAAGATAAAGGTCTGGATGTATTGGAGGATTTTCTTCTGTCCATTCATACATAGGAATAAGAACTGTTTTAATTCCTCTTTCTTTTGCCATTGAAAATATATTCCAATTATATGGAGTTTCAAATCCTATAACTACATCAATATCTTTTAAAAACAAATCTATTTGTTCAATTGTTGGAAAATTTTCACATATAATTTGTTCAGGAAATCTTGTTATATTTTGATATGGACTATCAGAAATTATAGTAAGGCATTTGGTTATCTCTGGAATATTTTTCCACCAATCAAAAGTCATATTTGCTAATCCTCCATTATCTATACGTGCTATAATTCCAATTTTTAATTGAGATGACATATTGCTATAAACTGTTCGGTGAGTGAAATTCTCATAGTAGATATTTCCACTCTTCCGTATGGTTCTAATAAATTTTTAATATCTTGTTCATTAAATGACCATAAATGTTCTGAAGAAACTAATGGTTGAGTAATTCCTTCTTCTTTAGGAGTAGATAAAGAAAATATACCTCCTGGTCTTACTACTCTAATTGCTTCTTTAATAAAATCTTCTGGACTTTCCATATGTTCTATAATTTCTCCCGCAACAACATAATCAAAATATTTATCTTCAAATGGTAAGTTCATAGCATCTCCTGTAATATATTTTACTTCTGGATATCTTTCTTGTAATTCTTCCATTACTTCTCTACAATGGTCTAATCCAACAAACTCAGAATTAGGAAATTTCTTCTTCAATTCAACTATTAAAGGAGAATTGAATACTCCTATATCAAGAAGTTTTCCGCCTTTAAAATAAGATGCCATTTTAATAAATCTTGCCCAATCAATATAATGGAATTGTTTTTTCCATCTTTCATTAAACTCCTTAATATCCAAATCAGGATTATTGATATTAATTCTTGTTAATCTTTTCATTTTTTAAAATAAGTAAAACGTGAACTTCTTTAGTTATTAAATATTCTTTTTCTTCTATTTTAACTGGAGTATACCTACTAAAATATATAATATCTCCTTCTTTTATTATTTGTGGAGCGATAGTTCCATCTGCTCGTCTTATTCCTTGTCCTACAGAAATAACTTTACCTTTCCCTTCTGCTCTATCATCAGTCTTTATATTATCAGGTAATAAAAGACCTAATTTATTTTCTACAATTCTTTCTACTAATATATTATCGAGTACTGCTATTGGTTTCATATTTTATTTTATTAATTATACTTGAACTTGAATATTCTTTTGGTAGATTTATATCTATCTTTTGTATTCCATATTTTTCAATAGTATCTAATTCACATTGTTCCCAACCATCACCAGAAGCAATAGCATCTGGTTTATATTTTATAATGTTTGATGATGGGTCTAATGTATTTTGTGGTACTACTTTAATAAATATTTCTCCTAAATCATTCCTTATCCCGTTAGATATAACTTGTATAATCTCAAATCTATCTTTAAATTGAACTATTGGTTCTTTATAACCTTTCATAGCTCCATCAGTTAATAATCCTATTATAATAAAGTTATCATTTTTACCTTTATAATCTCTTAACCACTTTAAACATTTTATATGTCCAGGAGTGGCAATCCTTAAACTACAGGGAAAATAAATTTTCATAATTTTTAAAAGATAGGGATAGAGATTTTCTATCCCTTTGTTTTTGTTAAAATAAATTTTCAAAGTTTGGTACTTTGGGAGAGTTAAAAAATCTATCGTATTTTTGTGCTTCTGCAAACACTAACTTTTTATCAAATTCTATTTTCTTAAATCCTATCATATCAAGCAATCTTCTTATCTTATCACCAGAAATTAATGGAAACTGATTAAGTTCTATCATCTCTGGTAATGTATATGCACAAGCAAGTCCGTGAGGAACTTTATATAGTGCAGTTAATGGGTAAGATATTGCGTGACAGGTAGAAGTCTTTGTAATCTCTATTGCTCTACCAGAATAGTTAGCAGCAACCATCATATCAAGTCTTAAATTCTTGTTATGTGGGTCATTTATTGATTTCTCAAAAGCCCACATAATAAGTTCCATAGCCATTTCAGCGTATCTTTTGCTTTCATTAGTAGCATCTTTAGACCACCAACTCTCAATGGACTGACACAAAGCATCTAATCCAGTGGAGATAGTCTGTTCTTTTGGTAAAGATATTACCAATTCTGGCTTTAATTCATACTTGTCTGGTACTTTAAGATTTAAAGATTTTCTTTGGTCATCTACCATCAAAACACAATATCTTGTAACTTCACTACCAGTTCCTGCAGTAGTTGGTATAGCAGTATGTGGAACTTTAAGATAATAGGATACAAATTTACCTACATCTATTGTACCACCACCACCAATAGAAACTACTTCTGTACAATCTTTTGCTAATTCCAATATTTCTCTTGCGAATTGAATTGTTGGATTAACTGGCACATTGTTTCTTGATAATACAAATTTCATTTTATTTCTCCTTTTAAATGAACAAAACCTACGTTAAATATTTTTTATACTTTTCATTACTTTCAACATTAATACATTTATGTAAGTCATACTCTTCTCCAACCTTAAATGGTCTTCTCCAATCTTCTCCATATTTTAATATCATTAATTCTTCTATATGATTTGGAATTTTAAATATCGTTCCTTTGACTTCTAAATATTGTAAATCATTAAAATATTTCTCATCAAATATCATTACTTTATCCCATTGTGAAATTGTCCAAATTCTTTTGTCTTCGTATTTAAAATAAAATGCTATATCAATCCAAGTGTCTCCTTTTATGATTTTAAATCCTGCCAGATAATGATTAATTCCCTCAACTCTTGTAATAATTCTATAATTCTTTTCTTCTAACTCTTGCATTACTCTTAAAACTTTTTCTTGTTCTTCTCTCTTAATTCCAATATCTATATCTGGGTCTGTTTCTAAAAAGTCTCCTTGTCGATAAAAACCAAGTAAAGTACCAAAATCTATCCAAAATTCTACATTATGTTTTTCAAGTATTTCTTTTACTTCTAATAAGAATTTCCATCTATCTAATAATTTCATATAATCTATCACTAATTAATTTTGCTACTTTATCTGGTAAAAACCTTTCTTCAACTATTTTATAACACTTATCAACTTTATCCTGTACTTCCTGTGTCTTGTAGTTTTCCCATAGCCACTTAATCTTTGCTTTAAAGTCTTCATAATCATCTCTTGAATAATAGAACCCATCATCTCCCCACATCTCTTTTGTTCCATGATTATCTGCTGATAAAGCAGGTTTATGGAAATAAAATGCTTCCGTTGCTGGGATAGTTACTCCACACTCTCTATCAGGTGTTACTAAAAATGAACAGTTCTTTAAAGTATTAACATAATCCTGTCTTGAATTATCTTCTGGATGATAGCATTTATATGGAATTTCTAATTCTTCACAAGCCTTACAAAACCAGTCTGCTCTTTTATTTTTGTCCCGTCTTGCTCCCATCATCACATATCCGTAATCCTTTTTTTCTCCTTCCCATTCCCAAGGCATAATAAATATATAATGCGAAAAATCACTTTTTACTCCAATTGCTTTTTCTGTTATCTTGCCAGTATCTAAATCTCCACTCCACACTTCCTTGGCTTCTTTCATTAACTGGATAAACAAAGGATAAGTCCCTTTTGTTTTATCTGTATAATCATACCAGTCCCAGTTATTTACTATCAAAGGAACTGTAGGATATTTCCTATGAAGCATCATTGTAAAAGCACTCATAGTCCTTTCAGTAGCAATTAAGAAATCGCAATCTTCTGAACAATCATTAACTAAAACTTCATGTCTTAATTTTATTAATTCTGGAACTAAATTTAACATCCAATTATCTTCTACTATAACAAATGCAATCTTCATAATATTTTTTCTAATCTATTGCTAATATTTATTGTCCAGGGCTCTAATAAATATCTTTCACATACTCTTTGATATGCTCTTTCTGCCCTATCTTGAACTTCTTTTGATTTATAATTTTCCCATAACCATTTCATTTGATTTTTAAAATCCTCAAAATCATCCTTCTTATAATAATTTGCAGTATCTCCCCAAGTATCTTTGAAAGAAACACTATCTGCCAATAAAATAGGTTTATGACAATATGCCGCCTCAATAGGTGTTACACCAACTCCTTCTTCTCTACTGGCTAATACTACGAATGAACTATTTTTAACTGTTCTAATATAATCTTGTCTTGTGTTCTCGTGTGGGTGGGTTACTTTATATGGAATATCCAGTTCCTCTGCTGACTTTTCAAACCATTCAAATCTTTTAGAAGGTGCATTTCTTGAAGATTGAAGAATATATCCATAATCTTTATTTTCCCCTTCCCATTCTTTACCAAGAATAAAACAATAAAACTTAAAAGCAGTTTTTAATCCAGTATCTTTTTCACATTTATCTGCCCACTCCTTCGTAGAACTCCACAATTCTTTTCCTTCTTGCATTAGTTTTGTAAATTCATCATAAGCAGGTTGAAATCCAAACATATTATTTCCAACAAACTTTCCATCTACTTTTAAGAAATCGTACCAATCCCAGTTCCAGCAAATCAAAGGTATATTCGGATATAGTGTTCTAAACTCTCTTGCTAATTCCCATTGGTTTCTATTCTCACACATAATTACATCACAATTTTCATCACAAGAATTGACCATTACTTCGTGTCGTAATTTTCTTAATTCTCTATAAAAATCATCCATATAGCTACCAGTTCCTCCAATAAAACTTATTTTCATATCTTTGCAACTATGGTTGTTGTATATTTATTCTTTATTCTATTAAGAATTTTAAATCCAGTACTTTTCAACATATCTTCTATAACATTATCAGAATATACAGTCATAATGTGTTTCTCATACCAAAATGGAAACCAAAATTTTATTTCTATTTTATTATCAATCCACTTTTTATTAGATAATCTTTTCAACTTCCAATCAATTTTCCAACCGCTTTCTTTTATATCTTTATTCCAATATCTGAATATTAATTTTCCTTTCAAAATTTTTGATATATTATCTAATACTTTGGTTGGGTCTTCTAAAAAATTAAATACATCAAACACCATTATAGCGTTATCATAATTACCATTAACATATTTATTCATTCCTTCTGCATTACAACATATGGTTCTAACACCTCGTTGTGCTGAAATATATGCCATTTCAGCTTGTGGTTCTACATTCCTACATACAAACCCTTTTTTATTAAGTACTTCTGAAATTATACCTGTACCACCTCCTATATCTAAAATAGTTCTTCCTTCAAGATTATTTAAAAGAAAACTTATTTCACTTTCTCTATTTTGATATATTTTATCATATTTATTTGCTTTGAACATTTTTTTGTTTTTTCCAATAACATTCAGAACAATGTTCTTGATATTGAAATTTATTATTACCACATTTACATTTATCTACTGGTAATGGGTCTATATTAGACATAGCATTCATTCTCCAATTACCATCTCCTCTTTCTGGTCTTTTCATAATACTTTTTAACTTATCACTAACTCCACCATGTTTTCTATTATATTCGATACCTCTATTTAAATCTTGGTCTAAGTTTCTTAAATTAAAGTTCTTCATTTTTTTCAAAAATTATTTCTAACATTGTTTCTAATCTATCTTGAAAGGTAGAAACTTCTAAAACTTTTTTTTGACCTTCTTTTTGTATAATTTTTCTTGCTTCTTCATTTTCTAAATAATAATCTAATGTAGCAATTAATTCTTTATTTCCTTTATATCCAGCAAAATGAGTTCCCTCGATAAGTTCTGGTTTTAAACCATAACAATCTGGATGTACCAAAAATCCTCCTAATCCTAAAGTTAAATAAATTCTTGAAGACCAATAAAATTCATTAGTAGGATAATCTGGAGCAACAATTATTTTTGCTGAAGTACATAAATCAGCCATATCTTGGTTAAAAAGATTATCGAATACTCTAAAATTTTTAAAATGTTGTTTTAATAAAATAATAAAATCTTCTCTTTTTCCATAGATATTACCAGCAAAAGCAATATCACATTCTAAATCTTTTCTAAATTTACCTTTATAAATAGTCCCTATTCCTTCTTTTAATGAATAAAGATTATCAAATTTATGTCTTCTTCTCCAAGTATCATCCACTAAAAAACCATAATCAATATATTGAATAATGGTTTCTATTTCTATTTCTCTCTCTGGAAAAAGTTTAATAGGGTCAAAATACCACATAACTTTTTTACAAGTAATGTGATTTAATAAAATGATAAATTCCTTTAAAGATAAATATTTACCAACTCCACCCTTATGGAATAAAAGCATATCTGCTTTTATGTTTTTCAATTGTTTATAATCTTTTTCATGAACTGGAATTACTTCATGTCCAAGTTTCTCTAACGCTAATTGAATATCTTCTTCAATAAAATTAGACCCTAAATTATTAAAATTAGCAAAATAAATTATCTTTAATTTCTTATCCATATTTTTTAGTCGCCTCCAAACGCTGTCAGGTTTTTTCCGTTTGGTTAAAACCCGACAGGCGACCGCTTTACAAGGTTAAGTGGTTATTAGTAATGTGTGCTATTTAACTTCACACCCCAAGTTTTTTGTAGGATTATATCTCCATACATTACATCAGCCATTAATTTCTTTCTTAAGTCTTCTCCTCTTCCTACAGAGAAATCTGGTCCAAATGTTGCGAATGCTATTGCACCTGGGTGAACAATGGCATTTCCCTCACCAGAACCTGCTTCATTGGTAAGGTTATTAGTAAGAGTAATAGGTACTCCATATAACATATCATGCACTCCGTAAGGAAGAGTTGCTCTTCCAAACATAGAAGCATCATAATATTTTTGGATACTCATTACATCTTTCCAATATGTCTTTGGTTTTAAAAATATTCTACATTCCTCTTTTGGAACGCTTACTGAATCCAAAATACCAAAGGCTTCTTCTATCTGGGTTGACATAAGGGCTAACACAGAGCTACTAACACTTGCAGTTAAACTTTCGAAATTTGCAAGAATTGCTTGCTCTACATTTCTTCCACATCTATAACCCAAATAACTTGAGTACTCATCTATTACTGCTGGTCTCTTCATTATTTCTCTCTCTGCGAATTTTGTAACCAAGACTGCAGCACCTTTCCAGGCGTTTACAGTCAAAGCTGTTTTGGTATCACCCAATCCAACTGCTGTTACTGAACCCGTAGTCACCGAAATATCGGAAACTGTTGAGCCCAATTCGTCAAAGTGAGGGATATTCACGATGTCAGCGTTAGCTACATCTGCTGAATAATCCTTGAAGAAATTAGCAGCATAAAGTTTCTCCCTGAAAAATCTTGACACACGTGGTGTCCATAATTCAGGTCGAAACACATCAAACTTTGTTGCTACTTCTGTCATTTTATTTATATTCCTGACCTACCTCCCTTCATTTGTTCCCTTGCAAACTTAGCGAAATCTTTAGTTTCCATCTTTCCAACATCTTCGGAAGTTTTTCCTCCAATGATTGAAGATGGGGAAGAAGGTTCAGGAGTTTTATTTTCACTCTTTACCTTTTCCCTTTGTGACTTAATAGCACCTACTACCCATTCATCGTGAGATGCTTGGATAATTTGTTCGGGGGTGGGTTTGAGATTATTAAACTTACCTTTTGCATAAGTAATAATAATATCTGCTTCCTCCTCACTATGTTCTGCTAAAGCCTTTCCCAATCTAACAGCTTCCATAGGGTCGCCAGTAGCAGGTTGAGCTGCACGTTTAGCAAGTTCTTCTTTGAGACGTTTTGTTTCTGCCTCAAAAGCTTTCCTTGCTCCGTCTACAGCCTTGAACTCTTTAGCAGTAGGTTGTCTATCATTTGATTTTTCAGCCTTTTCTGGCTCTGAGATTTCCTGCTCAATTTCTTGAGTTTCCATCTCTTCACGAGCTTCTAATACTTCCTCGTGTGAAGATTCTACTTCTTCCATAATATTTATTTTTTAGAGTTTTATCTCTTTATTCATTTTTTACTATGGGTTTTGTCCCATTAACGACCATTTAAATTCCCGTAAAATCAGGGTTGGTTTCGGGTTTATCCAATTCTTTTAATATTTGTAATCCTAACCTATATTCCTTAATAAAATTAATAATCTGACTTCTTTTTTCTTCAGGACAATCTAAAATTTGTTCTTTTAAGTCTTCTAATCTTTTACTCAAAATCTTTGTAATCATTATTTCATTTTTTCTTAACCAATCTTGTTCTAGTTTATTTAAAATCATTTTATTTTATATTACTTGTGATGTAGGTTGAATTGTAGGACTTGCTACTGGTGATGGTGAAGCAATGCTTCCTCCTCTTTGTGCTTTACTTGCTCCCATTGCATCTTGTGGAGAAACTATTTCATCATCAAATATATCTTTTGGACTAATTCCTATTAAGTCTAACATCTTAGAAAATACTCTTAAAGCCTTTTTATCTTGGAATATTGTAGGATTAGAACCAATTATTTGAAAGATTGTCATATATGTTGCTTGTCTTGCCTGTACATCTAATTGTTCGCCAGTAATCATTATATCAATTTTGTATTTTAAGTTATCATAAAATCCTTTTGGTATTTGCAAATTCTCTTTCTTTAATAATTCTGCTTGAATTGATTTCCTAATTAACCACTGGTCTTCTGGAAGATACTTTGAAGTTGCTCTTAATTTATTCATTCTTTCATTTAATATCAAATTAAAGAATTTTTCAGACTCACCATCATTACTTTCTATTAAATTTTTAATAAGTATTTGATGTTCTTTTCTTTTTTGATTTGTAAATTGTGGTAAAATCCAATCCCATAAAATTTCTTTTATAAATTCTGCTAATTCTTCTTTCTTTTGCTTATAAAAAGCAGTAGCTTGTTGAGTTTGAATAACTGTTGAACCAAGTGGAGTTCCTGCTGGAGACCTTTGTCCTGAAATAGGTTCTGTTGCAAATAATCTATTTAATAAATTCTGTCCCCAACGTTGTTCATCTGCAGTATAGGCACTTAAATTTCTCTCTTCGTTTACTACTGGTGTAATTTCAGAATTGGTAATAAGTATTTCACCATCATCAACCTGTGTCATTAAGTTTTTTTCAATATTTGTACTTCGTGTTTGATAAATATGTTTTGAAGTCCAATGAAATCCAGTTGATTTATAATTAGCAATTCTATTTAGATAAATTTGGTCTTCAAATGCTTCTTCTACTCTTCCAACTCCAGGCAATCTTCCAGGAACTTTCTTAAATGGTAATTTTTTATAAGGGCAATCCTTAATTGCGTCTGCCAAAATTAAATTAGAATCTTTAGAAATAATGAACCAATTTGATTTTTCATCTTCTAAATATCCTTTAGGAAACCAGACTTCATAAATTACTATACCAGAATTAACATTATCTTCCTTAACTCCCATAGTAGTACCATAACTTTGGGTTTGAGCATCTACACTTGAACCTTTTATGACTTCTTCTATATTTTCCCATCCAGCTTGTCTTCCAACAATTCTTAATTCATCTGTACCATATTCGTGTCTTTCTATCAAAGGAATAGTTTTATAATCGGTGGCATTAATCCTATAAATCATATTCTGTGGAGGAACCCAAACCACATCATCTTTAACTTTCTTAACCCACAAATCTCCATATCTTGCCCATTTTTGTCCCCATTCATTTAATTGTAATGCAAAATATTTATCCTTCATCCACATCTTTAATTCTTTTCCCATTATCCAAGGTGTCCAATATGATTGACCTTCTTCTGCTTTAAGAAAAATATCTTTTGTGTCTAAATCTATCATCTTTGCACAAACATCAACTACAAAGTTTACAACATTAAAAAATACTTTTTTGTATCCTAAACTGTCTGTATCTCCATCACGAAATCTTGAAACAGTAAATAAATCTATAAGTTGGTAAACATCACCCATCTTCGGTGCAAATGTAGGATTTTGTTCCAGTGAAGTATTTTTATAGAAATTTACTTCGTTTTCAATTATTTCAAACTTATTTAGCATTATTTTTTCCTTGTTTTTTTATTTTTAAAAACGTTTTTAAAACCATTTGAAGCATAATATAAAGCTACTTGTTTTTTAGTAAACTTTTTTCCTGATGGACTTACATAATATTTACCTACTTTTTTAAAAGGCATTATATATCACTTAATATTTGTTTTGGTTTTCTTTTTTTAAATGCTTCTAAAATATGATTAACTTCTTTTGGCTTTCCAGGAGTAAGTCCCCAGACTGCCAAGGCTCTACTGCATACCACGTCGTCGTGATAGCCCTGTGGTGCTCCATACTTGATGTTCTTAAGTGGGAGTCCAGTCTTTTCATCTCTATACTTAAATTCAAATGCTTCCATTTCATCAGTAGCGACCTTAATAGGAAGTAATCTTATTTGTTTCTCCTCTACTGCTACAATCAACTTTCCTATAAGTTCTTCTTTACTTTTTCCTGTAAAGGTAAAGTCCTCTACAAATACCCCTTCATTCATTATATCCTCGTAAATTGGTTTACCTACTCCAGTCACATCCATTATAACTCTTGCATTGTTATATCTTACAGCTTTAGCAATAATCTGTTTTTTCTGTAATGGATAGTCACGTTTCTGAAATCTATCTAGATGAACTTCTTTTTTACTCTCACAATCAAATACTGATATAACAGTCCAGTCTTCTGATTCAGCAAGGTCAACTCCCATAATATAATGATGACCATCTAATGCATCTGACTCGCAATTTTCTAATATAGAAGATATATTTCTGAATACTGTACCTGCATCATCTATAAACTCTGCAAGATATTCCTGACGAAATAAAATATCAGGCGTTGTTTTTCGTAATTCTTCTATCGCTTCGTCTGTATAATGTTTTCCTTCTGTTGATTTAAAATTAAATGCCGCACCTTTTTCTTTTAATATAAAAAACTTTTCTTTAAACCAACCCTTACCCCTTGGTGTTCCTATATAATAAACTCTTCCTCCTTGTGAAGAAATACTTGGCTTTATATTCTGGTAATAAACATTCTCTGGTACAAGTTCTGCTTCATCTACAATTTCTAAATCTACACGTTCTCCTAAAAGTGAATTTGGTTCACTTGAACTTTTACATTGTATCCATATGCTTTCACTTATCTTTAACTGGTATGGTCTTCCTCCTTGTCCGCCACTTATATATTTAGAAAACTCTTTATCATATGCCAGTAAGTTTTTAACAACATATTCAAATACTTTTCCTGTAAGTTCATATGACCCTGCTACTACCCATATTTTACAATGGTCATACTTTCCTTTCTGTATCTCTGCAATCCTTTTAAGAAAAAATTCTACTATAATATATCCACATATTGCAGATTTACCCCAACCTCTACCAGCACAGATAATAACCTCATTATTCTGACATTCCAGTACCTTCATCTGACCCTCGTGAGGCAAGAAATTTATTTTCGTTTGTAATTTGTTCATCTGGTTTTTCATTAAAGTCATTTCCTATTTTTTCAAATAACCCAATAATTTTTGTAGTTTTCTCTGCACCTAATCCCTTAAGGTCAAGTAAGATGGTCTTACAAGCTTCGTGGGCAATCCTCTTGTCATCACACAAAGCAAGTTCCTTCAACTTTTCTACTAATGGCTCATTAACAATAGACGCAAGAAGTTCTTTCCAACCCTTGGTTTCTGTAACCAGTTTAGGTTTCTCCGAAACACTTTTTGAATATCCTGCTTGACGTAAAACCTTTCCCATTGTCACTGGTTCATTCTTGGCAAGCTTTTCTGTAAGTATATTAAATGCTTTCTTTGTTCTTTGGGTAGTCAATTTCGTGGCAGGTTAAACCCAACGTTCTGTGGGTTATACCATTTTTAATACAATTATGACAAATGCACACTAATGGGTGGACTGTATCACCACACCCTGCACATTTCTTAGTTGACCCTTTAACTCTATCTTCCACTAATACATTATAATCATCTATCACAACATCTGTCACACTAACGCTATCCGAAGATTTCGTCACGCTATATTTGTCACGACAACTCTGTTGGCGACACTTATCGCCACAGAACTTAGAAGTTCTTCTTTCAGCTTCATATTCCTTATTGCATTGTTGACAAATAGATTTCATTTGTGTTCTTATTATGACTATTTCGTCTTTATATTGTGGGGATGGTATATATATATTCTATCTAATCTCAACTTGCCTCTCCCCTCCCCCACATCTTATCGTTCTATTAGTCTATATTGTGCGACTATACGACTATAATGACCATATATTACCATATTATGACTATATAATGACACGGTATGACTATATGGGGTGCGTGTGTGGGGGATGTATGGGACACAATAATATTCTTAACAATCTTCTTAATGATATTCTTAACTATGTTATTATCGACTATACTATTAAACAATACTATCAGGACTATCAGTCGGTGTTTCAATAACTGGCTCAATAGACTCAATAGGTTCGGGATTTAATTCAACGACTTCATTAATAACTTCTGTTATTTTTGGTTCTAACAATTCTTTTAACTTCTTAATTGGGATACTAATTATTAAGTTCTTTTTTATTACCTTAATTTTCATTATTCTAATAACCTCTAATATATCCCGTTTCGGATATATTCAGAGATTAATGTACTATTTTTAGTATTATGACCTTTTTTGAGGCTCTACGATTGATTATAAGCGATTTAAAATAACTGGGTTGATGTTTAGTACATCTTTTTAAAAGCGTATTATAAACTAATTATATATTCGTACTATTTATTTTAATTAATGTCAAATGAGATTAAAAAAACTATAAGAAAAGTTATTCACAGTTATGCTGTTAGTATGCTATTGACATCTAAACATAATTAGAATATACTTAATATAGTAATGGTTTATATATCGGTAGAAAAGCAATAAAGACATTAGATAATATCAATGCAGTTTAAAAGCTTTTAAGAGCACCTGTGATATTATCGTCAAACGCCCTTCTATTCGTATATTGTCTGAAAGAGTGTATACGAAAAAATAATCGCTGTTAAGGCCCGTTTCTGCGGTTCTTGTCGGTAAACAAAGAGCCTAATATAATTAATATAAATAAATATGCAAATAACAGTAGACAAATTAAAGTTTTTAGAAATGGAAAGAGAGTTAAAACTTGCAAAGTTTGTAATAGTGGTTTTAATAGTGTTTAGTGTCGTTTTATTCTTAACTTGCAATAATTGTGCTGAGGCATTAGTTAATTGCTTATAGTATTTTGACGGATTGTGCCTTATACGCAGAGGCATAATCGTTAGAACATTATTTAATTGGTGTAATGCTCTTTAAAAATATGAAAACAGAATATAAAGGAGAAAAGCACATCTACTTTTTAATGGCGTATAATGCTTGTAAAAGTAATAATGGAGGTGTTGTTGTTGGCAAAGATAATGGTATGGTTGGCGGTCAAAATTATTACAGAGCTTTCCATATACAAAATTATAATGGTAAAATATTGCTTATAGAAAGGAAAAACAATAAAGCTTTTGCAGATTTTTCAAGAATAATAGAAGTTATAGAATACTCGTCAATGCCTAAGTTTAGAGATTACATCAATGAAAATGGTGAAAACGGCTCTAAAACTTGGATACACTAATATGACAAACTACTCTTTAATCACATTAGGTGAGCTATTATCAAGCGAAAACGAAACTATCAAGAGAAATGCTGTGTCTATATTGAAGCAGTTGCAGAAAAATAAATGTAAGCACGAAAATTTACAGATGTATGGTGATGGTAGAATAGAAGACTGGTGTCCAGATTGTCAAAAAGAAATTTGTTAGTCAATCAAGCGTATAACAACGCTTTACCAACTAATCACGTTCTAATACCAATTAACGTGATTTTTTGTTTGCAATTAAATAAAATAAATGATAAAAAATATATGATAATTGAAATAATAAGTTTGTGTTTTTCTTGTTTTACTTTGGGTTTTGTAATAAGAGGTTATATAGAAAATGAATGATTATAAGAACGGCAATTTTAGCGGGTTAGCCAAAAAACATTTTAACGAAAGATTAAGCGGGTTGGGCGAATTATGATGAGAACGGCAAAAACCCTTGACAAGAAAAAGAATAAAAAGTAGACTATAATTATAAAGAAACAAATAAACAAAAGAATCCATCAACAATAGCACGCTTTCTACCTTGATGGGTTCGGCGTGCTATTTGTTTACAAAAAATTATGGCTAATAGAAGAATGTTTAGTTTAACGATAGTAGACACAGATATATTTTTAGATATGCCTTCTACTACACAAAATCTTTATTTTCATTTGGGAATGAGAGCAGACGATGACGGATTTGTTGGTAATCCTAAAAAAATAACAAGAACTATAAACTCATCTGACGATGACCTCAAACTTTTAATAGCAAAAGGATTTATTGAAATACTTGGAGGGGGAATAGTTTTTGTAAGCCACTGGAAAGAAAACAACGATATAAGGTGGGATAGATATAAACCATCTAAATATCAATCATTAAAGCCAGATTATGACTTTAATAAGAAGATGTTACCAGTTGGTAGTACCAATGGTAGTACCCAGGTTAGTATAGGTAAGGATAGGTTAGGTAAGTTTAATAATAAAACTTCTAAACTTTCTTTTAGTGGACAACAAGTTATTTATAACTTCGGGAAGTATCAAGTCTGGTCTGGCGGAAAGTTTGTTGACCTTGACCCAAAGTATTATAAAGATATAAAAGAAGAATAATCTAAACATATTGACATTGATTAAAAAAGGGAGTATAATGGAAATATAACAATTAAATAATACACTTATGAAGAAATGGAATAATATTAGACAAGAATCCCGTAATTTAAAAATAGTAAAAATGCGAGATAAAGATAAGTTATCTTTTATCAAAATTGGTAAGGTCTTCAATATAACTTATCAAAGGGCGTGGAAAATATATAATTCAACTAAGAATTCTATTAAAAACTATGGACATACTAATAACAAAAAATAAATTAGAAAGCGTATTAGGTCAATTAATAGATGTTAAAGAGGGTAGATTAGGAGAGTTGGTTTTAAGAAAAGACGAGTGGACTGACCTATTAACTGATTGTGTCTTAGATAAAATAGAACAATTAAAAACTTTATTAGAATATGGAGAACAAGAACCCTATTAATATTACTCGTGAAGCATACTGCAAACATTGCAATAAGCTATTTATAGCAGAAAGTAAAATGCAAAAGATTTGTCAGGAATACTATTTTAAAAGTAAAAAGGTAAAACTATGGAAACAAAAATAGTCGAGATTGCCAGGGTTTTTTCTTTCAAGCTTAATGTTGGTAATTTTGAGAGTAGAGATTTCTTCTGCTCCCAGAAAGCCGAGTGTGAAGAAAAAGACGCAGTTAAAACATCAGAGGCTCTTTATCTATTCTGTAAGACAGAAGTAATGAAGTCTGTTAATAAATTTATTGAAGAAAATAAACCAGAAAGTGAAAAGGTTATTCAATTAGACCAGCCATATAGTCAAGAGCCTATAACAGAGGAACAAGAAAGAATTAGAAGTAAATTCTTTTAACTATGGAAGATGATATTTTAGAACAAATTAAAAGTGATTACAGAAATGGCGACTTAGGGTTAGAGAACAACCAAGAAGAATGGATTAAACTCTTTCAGAAACTTTGTGAAGACCAACATTCTCTTGTTTTAGAAGAAATAAAAAAAGCAAATAAAATTATTAAAAAACATAAAAAGAAATATGGACTATAAACCAACAATTTGGGTAAATCAACTCCCAGACTGGAAAACTCCTTGTCCTTGTGGAGGTAAAAGGTCAGGGACAAAAGATATGACAACTGTTTATTGCAAAGAATGCAAACAGAATTGGAAGATATCTAAGTTTGGTTTGACTAATGACCCATCTAAAACGCAACCACAAGCCACTGGAGGGGGCTACACGCGTTCTTCTGAGCCGAATGGTATGCAGATACTCACAGAGCATATTGTAGCATTAGAAGCCAAAATAGAGCTTCTAACAAAAGAGATACAAAATAACATTTTAGGAAGTTAATATGCCTGTTTATTATAGAGAAAAATTATGGCAAGGGAAGTATATAGACCTAAGAAGTTATGAGAGAGATGACGCTATCAAGAATAAGAAAGACATTGTTTTAGTATTGCAAGAAGAAGATAAGATTATAGGAAAAATGACATTAACTGTTGCTAAACTTAAAAAGAAAAGTCTTATTAAAAGCCAAACCAGAGTACCATCAAAAGTATATTTAGGTCAGTATTATAATCTTCTATCGTACGAATGGATACCAGACAAGGAAATATCAAAAGAAGATTGGGAACGACAATATTTAATTTAATGCCAGTGTAAGGCAGAAAAAAAATGTGTAGTAAATGTGAAAATTTAGAAAATGGTTCAATATTTTTAGTTTATGAATCAAAAAAGGGAACAAGATGTTCAGTATGTAAAAGATTGATATTTTCAAATAAAAATTATTCTTGGTAGAAAAGATTAATATCATATTTATTTTATAAAATTTAATAATCGGTGGGACTACATTTCTCAGGAGTGTAGTCCCAGCCTAAAAATATATGAACAACAATTGTAACAATATATACCTCTGCTACTACTGCGACTCCTGCTACTACTGCGACTACTGCCACTACTGCGACTACTGCGACTACTGCAACTACTGCCACTACTGCCACTACTGCGACTCCTGCAACTACTGCAACTCCTGCAACTACTGCTACTATTGCGATAAGTTAAAAATGACAGAATGCAATATTTTTTGCTATTCAAAAGAATATAATGATGAAAACTCATTTCAACAGAAAAGATATAGAGCTTTTAATAAAGAAGTAGGAGAAACAAGATATTACAAAATTAGAGATTTAGTCAATAAAATATTAAAAGATTTTAAATTAAATTTAAAAGATAACTCTTGGTCAAATGAATGGAAGAAAGTATCACAAGAACAATGGGAGCAATTATTAGCCATACCAGAAGCAAGTGATTTTAAAGAAGGTTTTGAATATATTAGTGGTGTAAAAATAGAAGAAGACGACATCCAAAAAGCTATTAGACTTTTAGAAGATAAAGGAATTATTATTAATGGTAAAATAATTAAATAATTATGAATGAAGCAAAAATATTTAAAAATCATTGTAAAATAGTTAAAAAATATTATACTTTAATGCACACTGAACTTGGAAGATTATACAATATACCAGAATGTTGCATTAAACAATTTTGCGAAGAGCAATCTTTGGGAATTTATTCAAGTTCATATAGACAAAATAAATTTCAAAAATTAATCCCAAGTTTCATTGGATATGTACCTTGTGATGAATGTATGAAATTAATTAAATAACTATTCATCAGAAAATAAATAATCTATGAATAAAAAATATGAGTAAAATATTAGAAATAAGCGATGAAACCTATGAGAAGATTAAAATACAATTAACTGCCGATGAGTTGATTGATATTTCTACATTAGATGATTTAGTAGGACAAAAACTATTTATCAGAACAGTTACTTATCATTGCGTTGGAAAAGTAGTAAAAAGAATGGGAGCATTTATACAACTTGAAACAGCTTCTTGGATAGCAGATAGTGGTAGATTTTCAGATGCCTTAAAAAACGGAACATTAAATGAAGTAGAGCCAGTTGGGACTATGTGGGTTAATTTATCTTCTGTTGTAGATTTCTTTCCTTGGAAACATAAATTACCAACAGAACAAAAATAATTATGGAAACTCAAATTTCAATTATAGGAAATAATAATACTCTTTGGTGGTTACCGTCGAGGTCG